GGCGGCCGCGTCACGGCGTGGTCGCCGGGTTGTCGTTCGTGATGGTGGTGATGCCCGCCGCGCACGCGTCCCGCGAACATAGCCCGAAAACTACCTGATCCGACTGAATCTGTCTGAGCGAAAAGTGTCTGCAATGAACGATTCTCAGGTAGGCCTGTCGCTCGACTATTGATGCCGCCAGACCTTCACGGCAGAGATCAGCAGGATCACCGCGATGGCGGGCAATAGAATGGCACTCGGCACGACATCCAGGAGCTTCGCCCCGATGAAGCTGCCCCCAATCGATCCAGCTGCCATTACCAGCACGAACCGCAGATTGCGTCTCAGGACGGCAAAGGTACTGTCCCGACTATAGCGCGCGAAACCTACCAGCATCGTCGGCAGGCTCACTGCCAGGGACAAGCTGCCTGCGAGTTTCACGTCTGCGCCAAACAGCAAGATCAACGTCGGAATCAGCAACTCACCGCCAGCAACCCCCATGAGCGAGGCTACGATTCCGATGGCGAAGCCGGCCACGACGCCGGCGACCATCTGGGCTCCCCCGGTGAGCAGGGCCTGGCCGCCGGCCTCTGCGCCGTGGCCCAGCAACAGCACGATGGCAATGACCACGAGCAACAGCGCCAGCACCTTGAACAGCGTAGCTGATTTCAGTTTTGTCGCCCAGGACGCACCAACCCAGGCACCGACGAGACTGCCGGCAAGAAGGTTCACGACAACAGGCCACTGATCGAGGATCGCGCCCGCGGGCACTGTGCCCATGCGAAAGGGCAGCGCGGAGACCACAACGATAAGGCTCATCGCCTTGTTCACGATTACCGCTTCAAGGGCACCGAAGCCGAACAAACCGATCAGCAAGGGCAACCGGAACTCGGCACCGCCGAGACCAATCAGGCCGCCGAGCGTGCCGATTCCCGCTCCGCCGAAGAACGCCCCCAGGTTGCCCCGCTGGGCATGCTCGGCCGTCGCAGCCATCTCGCCTCCGCTATAGTGGACTGGATACTACGCCATGCTCGACCGAATTGTCTCCACGAGCGTCAGCTTCCTTCTGCTATTGTGCCGGGGGCGCCTCGACGAGGTACTGACGGATCACGCGGTAGGCCTTCGCACGCTGCGGCTCCAGCGCGGCCAACTCGGGAGAGTTCAGCCAGGCCTCAGCCGCAGCCAGGCTGTCCCACTCTGAGACCACCAGGTTCGGAGGAGGCTCACCAACCAAGGGGATGATTCGGCCGCCGATCGACGAGATGATGGCCGGTCGGCCACCAGCTGCTTCGAGAGCGGGTCGAACCACTGGTACGTATGCTGCCAACGCGACCGGATCGAGGAGCTCGCTCTCGGCGACCAGGAACACCTTGGGTACTGCGGCAGAGTCTGTGCTCATGGATTCCTCCCAGTCGAAGTTTCCCCCGCCCCCGATTCTGGGTTGTTCACTGCCAACGCAAGAGCGGAGACACGGCCCCGGCGGAAATGGGTGTAAATGGGTGTCCAATTGGGCATGTCGCGGTCTTTGGCACCTCTCGCTTCAACTCGCGAAAAGCTATCTCGGGAGTGGCTCGGTCCCCTTGTCGAGCACCGAGAGATACTTGCTGTATGCAAATAGGCGCCCCCACTTCTTCCCGGTCGTCTCGCGGACGATGCCCTCAGAAGCAAGCAGCTCGAATGATTTGCCGACCGTAGGCGGCGACAATCTGAGCTCAAGGGAAGCAGCCCGGATCGACATCATGGGGCGGCGTTGAAGCAGTTCGTGAACGCGCAAGGCGGAAGCGGCCGCTCTCCCCTGCTTGGACAATAGCTCGCGATCCGCGTCAAAGAGCGCGATCAAGTCGCGAGCCGTGTCGGCGGCCTGCTCAGCGGTTTCCGCAACACCTGTCAGGAAGAATCCCATCCAGGCCTCCCAGTCACCGGTCTGGCGAACCTCCTGCAGCAGACGGTAGTATTCGTCCCTGTGGCTCTTGAAGAATAGGCTTAGGTACAGGACTGGCTCGTGTAGGGCGCCCGCGTCGCACAACATCAAGGCAATGAGCAACCTCCCGAGGCGGCCATTGCCGTCAAGAAACGGGTGGATCGTTTCAAATTGAACGTGAGCCAATCCAGCACGAATGAGTGGCGGCAGTGACGGATCTTCATCGTGGAGGAATCGCTCCAGTGCACCGAGACACTCCGTGAGGTGGTCAAGGGGCGGCGGCACGAATAGGGCGTTGCCTGGCCTCGTTCCACCAATCCAATTTTGCGAACGTCGAAATTCACCAGGTTGCTTGCTCGCTCCCCGTCCCGAACGCAGCAGGATTTCGTGCATCTCGCGCAACAGCCGAAGTGACAGGGGAAAGCCGCCGCGCATGCGCGCCAAGCCATGCTCGACCGCTGCGACGTAATTTGAGACCTCCGTCACATCATCGATCGGGACATGCGGTATCTCGTCGTTCTCAAACAGCAGCAGGTCCGACAGGGAAGACTGCGTGCCCTCAATCTGGGATGAGAGCAGTGCTTCCTTGCGAACGTACATGTAGAGGAACAAGCGCGTCGAAGGCAGAATGGTTGTAACCCCGTCCAGCCTGCCCACTGCACCGCGCGCTCGGTCATACACCGAGAACAGTTTGCTAAGATCGAGTGGAGGCTCTGGTGGCAGGGGAGCCGGGATAAAGGCACGTACGCGCTCGCCTCCGATCACGGTATCGGAGTACCTTCCGAGCCTCCCGGTGGCTTGGTTGGGCATTGGTCGTATCCTTTCAAAGCCCGGAACGCTTTGAAAGGATAGGGCGTTTTCCTTTAATTGTGAAGGGCGACAGGCCTGCCAACGCACCGAACAGCGGAATCTGCACGTCCCCGAATCTGGGCAATCGCCGCCCGCCGGTCCAGCCGCGTCAGCCCTGCCCGGCCGTTCTTGCCCCGGGCCTCACCGCCACTCCTTTCTCCGCAGGACAGCGTAGGTGAATTTCTGCTCAGCCCCGGAGGGAGTGACATGTGTGTCGGCACCGCCTTCCATCAGTTCAAATCTGCATCCAAGACGCTTTGCCAGTGACTCGGGGCTGTACCGTTGAACAGGCAGCCCGCTGCACTTGTCGGGACCATCTAAAGCGAATGTAGACATGACGACCGCGCCACTGACAGGAACAGCTGCTGAGAGCGCGGCAATGTATCTCTCCTGCTGGGAATTCTCTGTCAGGAAGTGAAACACCGCGCGATCGTGCCAGACGTTCCAGGTTCTGCTCGGTTGCCACTCGGTGACGTCTGCGACGATCCAGGACACCTTCAATGCGTCCTTTCCCAATCTTTTCCGCGCGACCTCGAGGGCCGCCTCGGAAATATCGAGCACCGCCACGTCCTGGAATCCGTCGGCTAGCAGATCGTCCACCAGAACGGACGCGCCGCCACCAACATCAATGATCGATGCGCGATGATCCGCACACGCATTGCGAATCAACGCCAACGAGTGTTCCGAATGGGGCTGGTACCAGCTGACAGCCGTTGCGGCCTTGCTCGTGTAGACCGTCTCCCAATGCCTTCTCCGATCGTCCACGGAAACCTCCGTCGTGGGACGCCTGGAATCGCATGACACAGATTCCCAAACTGCGCGGTGGCAGCTCCGGGAGCGATTGCCCGGCACGTGGGAGTTATCGAGAGGTAGCGCGTGGATGTGGTTCCTGGGAAGTACGCAATCGGGCAATCAGAGCACGTTTGCCAACATGTCGCGGGGCAGGCCTTCCATTGATGCGCCACGCGATGAGGCAGAGCGCGTAGAGCCAATGCTCGTGGGCCGCGGCCCGGGCCAGCCCCACCTTCCAGCAGATGTCCTTCCAGCGCATGCCGCCGGCCCGCAGCCAGGCGATCCTCGAGTCCGTGGGCTCGAGCCAGGCGAACCACTGCAGCGCCTGCTCCATCCGGTCGATCGCAGCCGCCGACGGCGGAGGCAGACGCATCGGCTCCGGGGTCTGGCCGACGAGGTCGCTGAACTCGACGAACATCTGCGGCCACGTGCTGAAGTAACCTTGGCCCCGTTGCGCGGGCAGCCGCTTCAATACGGCCGCCGCCTCGATCAGCCGCTCCTCGACTATTTCGGGGGTCCACTCAGCCATGGCGCCTCTCCTGCTGCTGGATCTTGCCGTAGAGCCGCTCGCCGAGTTGGCGGATCAGTTCCCGCTCGGGCCAGGTGAGCCGCTCGTCGTTAGCGTCGATGACCAGCACGCGCTGCGCCTGCCAGCCCTGCCGCTTGATGTGCTCAGGCGATTGACGGTCACCGCCAAAGCCCCTGGGAGCCCACCTCACCGCGTCACCTCGTTCAGGAGCGCCGCGTAGCCGATCACATCGACCATGCTGTCCTGGTGGCCAGGATCTCGTCGCAGACGAGCCAGCTTCAAGTCCAGCATGCACAGGACGACCTGCGCCGGAGTGACCGGGTGGCCGAGCGTCACGGACCAGCGGGCAGCGACCGCCGCCATACTCTGACGTGGGTCGCCGTAGGTCTTGTTGCGGTCGGCCAGGATGTCGGCCGCGTGTTTCAGCATCGCACTCATCGCACGCCTCCCCGGGTCTGCAGCGCCCACAGCAGGATGGCGATGGCGTCGGCCTCGTTGTCATCGGCTGGGCTGTAACCGCGCTCGCGGACGGCGTTCATCACCGTAGCCTTGTCGGCGTTGCCCTTCCCCGCGATGAACCGCTTGATGGTGCCAACGGGCACGCCCTGGTAGGCAATGGCCTGCTCCTCGCACCAGGCAGTCATCGTCGCCAGCAGACCGCCGTGAACGTGGGCGGCATCGGTGCTGAGATGCCGGCGAACCTCCTCGAAGTGGATGGCCGCGATGCCAGGCGTGTCCTCGGCGATGCCCTCCAGCCAGGCGCGGAACCGTAGGTACCGCATGCCTCCCCCGTCATAGCGCGAGGGCCGAAACGATACCGTGCCGCTCACGATACCGCCGTCGGGCACAGCCATGGCCCAGCCGGTCGTGGTCCCGAGGTCGAGGGCCAGAATAACCGACTCGCTCAGTCGGGTTCTGAAGCTTCTGAAGGTTCCATCGGTTACTCCCTCTACGCGCGCACGCGCGCGCGTGGGGCCGATAACGGTTTGATCCTTCAGAAGCTTCAGGATGCCCATTTTACGGGGTTTTTCGAGGTCCATCGGTTCAGAACTCCAGGCTGGTGGTCGAGGGGGACGCAGACTTCAGCGCAAGCCCGCGGAACCCCATCCGGGTGCTCCTGGGGTCGCGCCACTTCTCGAAGCCCCGGGCAGCGAGGCTCTCGGAGAACCGACGGATGGAGCCGGCGTACTCGCCGGCGGCTTCGGCCCAGTTTTTCCAGGCGCCGTACAGCGCCCCGGTGAGCTCAGTCCTGGCGGGGCCAACGTCGCAGGCCTCGGCCATCCAGCGGCCGAGTGCATCCTCGTCGTCGAAGTACTCCTGGGTCGCGGCCTGCACGGCGACGGGAGGCATCAGCCCCTGCCGCTGCCAGTCCAGGCATCCCTGGACGGCCCAGGCGAGGATGCCGTCGCGCTCGGCCAGCAGGCGGTCGGTGAGGGTCTTGTCGCGCCGGTGCTTGGGGATGGTCACCGTGAACGGCACCATGTGGAAGCGCCGCCGCATGGCCTCGTCGATGTTGCGGATCGCGGGCTTGTGGTTGCCGGCGATCACCAGCTTGAACTGCGGCAGGAACTCGAAGAAGTCCTGGCGCATGAACCGGGCCTTGATCGGGTCGCTGCCGGTCATGAGCTTGAGCTTGCTCTCGGCCCAGCGGCGGCCCTGCTCGGTTTCGACCGCCGACACGAAGCGCGCCCCGCGCAGACCGGCGAGATCGGTCGGATGCCGTTCGCTGGTCGTCGCCATGAACATGTCCATCGGCGCGGTGGTCGCGTAGTCGCCCAGGATGGCGGCCACGACGTTGCAGAACACCGACTTGCCGTTGGCGCCGGTGCCGTAGAGGAAGAACAGCGCGTGCTCGCTGGTCAGCCCCGTCAGGCTGTAGCCCACCATGCGCTGCAGGTAGGCCTGCAGCTCGAGGTCGTTGTCGGTGATGGTGGCGAGGAAGGCCTTCCAGGTCTGGCAGTCGCCCTGCGGCGCAGCACCAGCGAGGCGGGTCATGCGGTCCGCCCGATCGTGGGCGCGCCGTTGCCCGGTGCGCAGGTCCACGACCCCGCCGGGCGTATTGAGCGCCCACGGATCGCGATCCCATTCCTCGACCGTGGCGGCGTGCCGCCGGTCGGCGCGGGCCAGACGCTCCACCGCCGACACCGTGGACGCGCTGGCCAGCCTGGCCGCGAGCTTGGCCCGGCCGCACTGCGCCGCCGCCTCGCGACAGACCAGTCGCGACAGGTGCAGACCCTTCAGCGTGGTCTCGTGCTGCCACTGGCTGCCGGTCCAGACCAGCCATTGCCCCCACGCGGCCACGAAGCGCCAGTCGTCGCCGTTACGGCGCGTGAACTCCAACGCCAGAGCGTCCTCGGTGAACTGCGGCGGCGGCGCCTCGTCCTCGGGCCCGCCGTCATGTGGTGGCTGCCCGGGCCCTCCGGTCCGCTCGCCGTTGCGGTCGGCATCCCGCCGCCACAGGCGCTCGGCCTCGTGCTGCAGCCGATCGAGCGGCCAGGGCGGGTCGATGCGGGCCTCGTTGTAGGCCACGATCTCGGCCCAGGCCTGGCCCGCCTCGACCTGGCCCTCGCGGCAGCGGCGGATCCAGTAGCCGATCACCCGGGACAGCGCGTCGAACCGGGTGGTGCCGTCGACGCCGCCTTCGCGGACCTGCTGACCGAACAGCTCGGTGACCGTTCCCCGAATCGCCGTGGCGTCGTTGAAGTCGAGGTCGGAGGACACCCCGCCGTCGAGCGGCGGCATGGCGAGCACGGTCTCGGCAAACTCGCGCAGGTCGAACTCGACGGCGTTGCGCTGGAGGAGCTCGACGGGCCGCCGAATGCCACCCTTGGCGTGCACCGAGCCGGCCACCCGGATCGGCTGATGGGCCGACCGGAAGGCGGGATCGCCGGCCACCTTGGTGGCAATGGCGTGCCGCAGGCGGCAGACCTTGGCGATGTCCTCGCCGACGGCGGGCTCGGTCAGCTGCCAGTAGAGATGCCGCTTGTGCTGGCCTTCGGGTGTCACGCCGCCCGAGGCGACGTCGAGGGTTGGCGCTCCGAGGTGGCGGACCAGGTGATCGCGCTTGGCCGCGATATCACCGTGGTCGAGGTCGACCAGCACGACCTGCGTCTGCACGATGTGCTCGGCGCGCGCCTCGCCGGGCGAGGCCACCGTGCCCGGCACGACGTAGAGCGCCATGCCCGCGTCGGCCGCCCAGTCAGCCTGGATCGCGAGACGGGACGCGAGGTCGGCATCAGCCGCCAGGAACGGCGTGTGCGGCGGCCGGTCGGCGGCGCCCTTCTCGGCCAAGGCGCGCACCGGCACGAAGCCCTCGCAGTAGCCGAACACCACCTCGGCGAAGGCCGCGATGGCGACGGCGTCCGGCGCGACCGGCACGGGATCGGCGCTGGCCACCATCATGCCCAGCACCGCTGCCGGAAGGCGCACAGGGTGCACTCGAAGAAGCCGGGCTCCTGCGCCACCCGCGGCAGCCACTCGCCGGCGTCGCACGCCTGCAGGATGCGCACCGCCTTGTCGCTCACCGACTGGGCGAGCTGGCCGTCGAACGGCACCAGTTCGTGCCAGAGCTCGCTCGTATCCTTGTTGATCGCCGTGAACAGCGCGGGCGCCTCGGTCAGGCCCATGTAGGCCTGGTACAGCGCGATCTGCGCGGCGTAGATCGGCTTGGCCACGCTGACGCCGCGCCGCGCCATGTCGCGCCAGTTCTTCGCATTGGCGGTCTTGCACTCCCACAGCGCCGGGACCGCGAAGCCATCGGCCGCCACGATCACCCCATCGATGTGACCCTTCACGCGGCCACCGGCGACCGAGAACCCGAACTGTTCGCCGCCTCGATTACGTGTGCGCAGGTCCAGCCCGGCCTTGCGCAGCCACTCGACGGCGAGGTCCTCCAGGATGTGTCCCAGGGCGAAGGTCCGGAGCGTCCGTCCGGGGAAGCCGGCACCCGGATCGCGCGGCACGTTCAGGTACTCGTACTGCAGGCGCCGGGCACAAGGATCCCCGAGGCGCGAGCCTCCGAGATAATCTCGCCCGGGCCGAGTCTCGTTCTCGGCCTCCAGGGCACGATCGATGAGTGCGTTCAGCCCCTCCGCGAAGGTAGGCGCCTTGGGCCGATGGTTGAAGTCGAGGGTGTCCATCAGAAGGGGATCTCCGGGGTGTCGTTGCGGGCGGTGGCGTGCATTGCGTCCTGGAAGCCGCCGACGGCGGCCTCGATCAGGGTCAGCACCTGCGGCTCGGACAGCTCGCTGAGTCGCGTCGGCCAGCCGATCTCGGCCATGATCTCGCCGACCGGCTTCAGCGCGGCAGAGATGGCCGCCTTCTCCTGCTCGGTGAGGTCAACCACGGCGAAGGGCCTCCGCGCCAAGCGCCACCAGAACGCCTGGCAGGCGATCGAGCAGAACCACACCGAAGGCCGCGGCCGGCTCGAGCGCACCGGGTCGAACCAGCCAAAGCCACGGGCCGGCCGCCGGCAGACCGCGCAGAGCACGCCACGCGGGTGCCAGCACCGCAGTCGCAAGGGGAACGAGGAAGGCATCGATCACGCGGCCCTCCTCGGCGTCTGCGCGAGCACCGCCGCCCGGATCGCCGGCCGGTTCCACAGGAAGTTCAGGTGGCAGTTGGCGGCGTACTTGGAGAGGCCGAAGTCGAGGGCGGCGTTGGCGTAGCCGGCACAGCGCAGCAGGTCCTGCTGCTTGACGCTCGCCGGCTGCGACAGCCAGCCCCGGCTCTTGCTCGCCGCACCGGTGGTCTCGACCTGGCGGAGGAAGTCGTCGGCCGCGGCGAGCACCTGCGGCCGGTCACCGACCGCGAGATGTCGCAACCGTCCCCGGCGCGGCTGGCCCACGGCGTGCCAGTGGGTGCCGTCGAAGAACACGCCGCCCCACGCATCGAAGCCGCTGGCGATCAGCGCCTGGTCGTCGCCGAACAGGTCGCACCAGCGGAACGGCGAGCGGGCCAGGAGGTCGATCTCGGTCAGCGCGAACTGGTCGATGACCCGCTTCTCGCCCGGCAGCCTGAGCCACACGTGGCCGCAGAACGGACAGGTCGTCGTGCCGAGCGGCAGCTCCGCTGCGCACTCCGGGCACGTCTTGTACGGCGCCTCGCCTTTCGCTTCCTCGCCATCGAGCTGGACGTCCTGCTCGATTGAGCCGTGCCGCTGGGCCGCGCCCGCGAAGTCGAGCACGATGCAGTCGGTCTTGACGATGCCGGGGTAGCGCTCGGGGTCGACCTTGCGCAGACCCCGGCCGACCGCCTGGATGAACGTGCCCTTGTGCAGCATCGGCCGCAGGATCGCGATGCAGCCCACGGGCTGGCTGTCGAAGCCCTCGGTCAGCACCATGCAGTTGGTGAGCACCTGCACCTCCCCGCGGTCGAACCGGGCGAGAACGTCGGCACGGTCGCGGGTCCTCATCTCGCCCGTCACGGTTTCGGCAGTGATGCCGGCGGACCGGAACGCTGCGGCCACCGACTGGGCATGCTCGACGGTGGCGCAGAAGGCGATGGTCCGGCGACCGGCTGCCTTCTCCTTCCAATGCTCGACCACCGCCTCATTTAGCACCGAGTGATTCAGCACCTGGGCCGCCTGGCCCATGTCGAAGTCGCCGGCGGTCGCTTCCAGGCCGGACAGCGCCTCGTCCACGCCCAGGTCGATGGTGAAGGTTCTTGGCGGGACCAGGATCCCCTGCTCGATCAGGGTGCCGATCGGCAACTGGTAGCCGACGTTGCTGAAGGTCTTGCGCAGGCTGCGGCCGTCGCCGCGTCCGGGCGTCGCTGATAGCCCGAGCAGCTTGACCTGCGGGTTAAGCGACCGGATGTGGGCGACGATGCCCTGGTAGCTGTCGGCGGCCGCCCGGTGGCACTCGTCGATCACCAGGTGCGATACCGCCGGCATCCGGGTGCGCCGGTTGGTCCGCGCCAGCGTCTGCACGCTGCCGAACACCACCCGGCCCGACCAGTCGTCCTGCTCGGCCTTCACGACGCTGCCCGCCACGCCGGCGACGGCGCTGACCGTGGTCCGGTTCTGCTCGATCAGCTCGTCGGTGTGCTGCAGCATCAGGAACCGGCTGCCCGGCGTCTCGGCCACCTCCTCGCCGATGTAGAAGCCGGCGATAGCGGTCTTCCCCGCCCCGGTCGGCAACACGAGGATCGTGTTGCCGTGCTCGGCGGTCTTGGTCCGGGCAGCCGCCACGGCGGCCCTCTGGTAGTCACGGGGGATCATGGGCGGAACCTCAGCGCGCCCAGAACGGCGCGGTGGCCGCGCCCGGTACCGCGGGCGCGTTGCCGGCCCAGGTGGGGGCCGGGCCCGTCGGCGCGGGGCCAGCCGCAGCGGGAGTGGCCGGCGCGGCGGTGACCGCCGGCATCCCGCCCATCAAGCGGGCGTAGTCGGCATGCTCTGCCGTGATCGCCGCCGCGATGACGTTGCGCCCGTCGTCCTCCGGGTTCTTGCGGTCCCGGTCGATGCCGACCTTGGCCACGAACTCCAGCCCATTCAGGTCGCCCAGCGTGCGGATGGTGCGTGCCGCGCGGGCCGTGTCGGACGTGTCATCCGATCGCACACCACGAGCCGACTCGAGCATGCCGCGGATCAGCGACCGGCCCCGATTGGCGTAGACATCCTCGCCGCGCTCGTTGGCCGACCGGCCCTTGATGCCGATACGGGTGAACAGCCGCCGCCGGGCATACGGCCCATCGAGGATGATGCCCTCGGTGTTGAGGTACATCGCCTCCGAGGACTTGCTCTGCGTCAGCCAACCTTCCGGACCGGCGCCGCCGGGACGAATGGAGAACCTTACCTTCACCAACGTATTGGCCGGGATGAGTGCGAAGGCCGCGGACTGGGTCTCCGCGCCATTGAAGTCGAACGAGTTGCCCGTGGACATGGATCAGGCTCCCTTGGCGGTATCGGTGGAGGTCGGGGTGGCGTCGGCCGGGCGGCTGTAGTCGAGCCGCGGCAGTGGCGCGCCAGCGGGGCGGCGGATCTTGTCCATCAGCCGGCCGAGGTGCGGCTCCTCGATCGTGTCGAGGCGGCCGCTGCGGTCCTTTGCCGGGTACCCGAACGGGTTCAGCGTCGTGCAGACGAAGGCGCGGTATGGCTGGCCGTCCTCGGTCTTCAGCTCCGCCATCGTCACGACCTCGTCGACGATGCCCGGCAGTTCCAGGCCGGTCTTGGCGCCTTCGACCTGCAGCGAGAAATAGGGCCGGTTGAAGTCGTCGAGGCGCTTGTCGAGGATGCCGACCAGCCAGACGTTCTTGCCCGGCGCGTGCTGCAGGTGCGTCAACCAGGCGATCATCTCCTGGCCGAGCAGGCCGTAGGCACCGCGCAGGTCGGGCTTGCCGCTGCGGTCCGAGGTCGCCTGGGGCTGACCCTTGCACCACTGCAGGCAGAGGCGCGAGGCGACCGTGATCGAGTCGACGAACAGCGTGTCGTACTTCGCGAGCGCCGACGGATCGCCGAACGTGGCGCACACCCGCTCGTAGTGCGCGGTGCTGTAGGCCTGATCGGCACGCATCGCCGGGTTCGGGCCGCCGACCCAGCAGGCGAGGTCGCGCGCCAGCTCCCAGTCGCGGATGCGGACCTCGTCGCCGGGCCAGCCCTGCACGGCCAGCTCGCCGGCCTCCAGGTTCAGGAACAGCGTGCGGGGCGCGTCCAGCGTCCACAGCTGCGAGGTCTTGCCGATGCCGGAGATGCCGGTCAGCACGCCCTTGATGCCGCGCTGCTCGGCCAGCCGCTGGTCGGCGGTGATGATGCGGAAGGCGGTGGACATCACGTGGCCTCCACCATCAGTGGCAGCCCGTAGAGGCAGGGCGCCTGATTGAACAAATCGTCGGACATTGGCGTGGCTCCTTGGTCGCCTTGCCCCGATCTCGTCTTAGGATGCTGCTGCCGGGCTCCGACGCCGCTCGGAGCTCGTGCGGTCCAGGTATTTCCCTTACGGGTGTTTCATTCCCTGGAGAGCCCGGCATGAAGCCGGATCAGGTGCCGCGGGCGAGACCCGCGAGATCGGAAGTCGCGGCAGTGCTGCAGCGCATCTGCTGGACTTCGAATGCCTCGACGTCCTCGACGCGATAGACGACGCGACCGCCAATCTTCATGAAGCTCGGACCCTGCCCCAGACAGCGCCAACGCTCCAGCGTGCGGGGGCTGAGAGCCCAGCGGCGAGCCAGATCGGTCTGGTTCAGGTGTTTGATGGACATCGCGCCCTCCAGCAGGCGTTGACGAAAGCCTGCGCAGAAGATGCGGCTGGAGAGGGTAGGAGGCGGGTAGGCGTCAGGTAGGAGCCGCGGTAGGAATTGCTCGCCCTCCGCAAACGAAAAGCCGCCCGGTGGGCGGCTCGGTCTCGCGGCAGGCAAGGACACTCAGAGGTACATCCAGCAGCGTCCGCGTTCTTCCTTGATGAATTCGCCCCAGTCGTCACGGCCAGAGAAGACCTTGCCCAACGTGTTCGTGTTGCCGCTGCACTCAGCGGCCTCCAGGACGGTCGCGGTCAGGCACTCGGGATTACCCGACGACCATGCCTCGTAGAGCTGCCGGATAATCGAGCGTTGCTTCGCGCCAGAGAAGACGTAGCGCTTGCCGCGCACCGTGACTGCCGCGCCGTCGGCGGTCATCGAGATCGGAGCGTCGCTCGAAGGGTTGCCCGACGCCACCCGAGCCGCCAGCAACTCCGGATCGACGACAAGCCCGCCTGGCCGTTCGGCTATATCCCGAACTGGAATGATTTCGTGCCCCGCCAGAACATGGACTGGCAGCTGATCAGCAGGAGTAAGGCTTAGCACAATCCGGAGGCCTGGCGCCGGGCGCGCACGAACAGCCGCCGCGAAACGCTGCCAACCGTCGACAGAATGAAGGCGCCGGGCGATCCAGATCGGCGCGCGCCGGCGTCGCCCGGGAAGCCGGACAGCACCGACTTCCCACACAAGATCTGGGACAAGTTCGATCAGCGCGGACTGCGGAGACAGATCGAGCCCGGCTGTCACGATGGCGATCAGCCTGTCGAAGCTGAGACGAAAGGAGGTCAGCCGCTCTGGCAAAACCCCTACCCATCCGACCGAACTACTGAAATAGCCGGGCTGACCTGTCTCCGGCGACCTTGTCACTGGAACCGGTACGTCGTCGTGGTCGGCCAACGAGGTCGCCACGGGTTCATGTCCATTGGGCTCCAGCAAGCCGAGAGCGCGAATGCCCTCGGCCACCTCCCCATAGTGGTCGGCCAAGATGTCTCCGGCCACGACGGCATTCGGCATTTCGGCGATCGTCGTTACGAGGTTGATCGCCTCGGCGCTCAGGTCGCGCCCATCAGACGTCACGCAGCATGCCCCAGCGGCGGAGATACTTCTCTCCAACAATACGCTCACGATCCGTGCGATCCTTGAGATCCGAGCCGTGCGGCATGGTGATCGTAACTGGCAACGTCTTGCCGCGACGCGCTCCGGCCTCCGGGTGGAACCGGATGGTGAGCTTGGCTTGCGTCACAACCCAGCCGGAATTCAACGGGTTGGTCATTCCAAATCGCTCCTGCGCCATCCGCCAGATCGAGCGCGTCGACTGACGCATGCATTCGAGGGTCACGCGCTCCCCAACCGTTTCGAGAGGCATCAGTCGAAGGTGATTGACGCGCACAGCCTCGATCCCATCTTCCGGATCCGTCGGGAACTCGAAGGGCCGCAACAGGACACCAAGATGAAATTGCCGCAACGGCAGTCGTTCGTGCCGGAATTCAGTCGCGAGAAGATCGCGCGCGAAGCATCTCACCAGGTCTTCTCGGCTTTCCCTGTCGGGCCCCACGACCTCGATGGCGCCCACCGCCGGCTCGTACGTAAGAGCCGCCTCCAAGACAGGCCGACGCGGACGACGGTCCAGGGCCCCATCCACGAACTCGAGGGCATCATCGAGGCGCCCCTCGCGGTACACACTGGCCTGGACCAACGCGCAGTCATCGCCCTCGAACATCGGTCGGTGCCGGTCGAAGATGTCGACATGCACATTGCGCGACGAGAAGCGGTCCCGAACCGCAGCCTTGAAGGCCTCTACGGACGCGGCGTCTCGACGGATGGTCAGATCAGGCTCGCTCATGAAGCCATCCCACATGCGGCCTCGCCGGCGCTCGTCCGTGAAGCGCACCTCCTCGGCGTGCCGGAACGCCACCGGCTCGCGCAGGAACATCCAGAGGGAGCGAGCGTGAGCGTTCTGAAGGCCATCCAAGACGTCGGGCGCCGATGCCACGCTATAGATCGCAGCCAGGCCCGCCTCGTCGGCCATGGCGGAGACACGCTCGGCTTCGTTGGTGACGCGGGCGCGGGCGGCGTCATCCATCTGATCCACCGCCTGAAGCAGCGGACGGGCAACATCGTCGGGCCCGTCCCAGTTGACTGCCGGGTTCAACGGGATGTTCGCGTAGTCGAAATAGGCTCGCAGCGACGCCTTCGGCGTGTTGCGGATGAAGCTGTGGATCGTCGCCATGTGTGCCACCTTCAGCCCTTGATGTTGCGCGGATCGCGGCCATGACTGTCGCTCTGAGCGATCCGGCCATCGAGGTTGTGAATCTTGAGTTCGGTACCGGCATTGCGGCTGATCTCGCGGCCGCGATTCTCCGCTTCCGTCTTGGTCTGGAAGTGGCCGCTGGTGCGGTGCGCCCCGCCTCGGCGGACATTCCATCCCCCAGCCGGGTCCGGAACGATGTGGTGGGTGCCCGGGGATGGGCGATTTACTTTCGCCATGCAGAATCTCCGTAATGTCGTCGCGTGAGCAGAAGTTCGTACTAACGATACTTGGAAGGTAGGTATTGCGGGTCCTGCGTGTCAAGGACTAGATGTAACGCAACTACGAACTTGTGAATCAGGAGGATATCTGTGCCATCCGCCCTCGGAGGTCGCGTACGTGAACTCAGGCAGAAGAGGAGGCTGACGCTGGAGGCGCTGGCCGAAAGGGTCGGCTCGAGCAAGAGCTACATCTGGGAAATCGAGAACAAGGAGGTGGCGCGTCCCTCGGCCGAAAAGCTGCACCAGATCGCCGTCGCTCTCGGCACCACCACCGACTACTTGATCGCGGCAGACGACGTGACCGAGGCG